GTCGTGTAGCGAGCAATGGCCTCTTCTCGTAGTTCTACGGCCCTGGTTTCGAGTTCGGTGGGGTCGCACTCGGCCAATGCGTCAACCACTTCGGCCAACCACTTGGGCGCTACACTCTCAAACCTTTTGACCAGCCATTCCGCAGCCTCTTGCGCGGCGGTCAGGGCGGAAATCTTCTCATTAAGCGAGTTGATTTCCTCCGTCCTGTCCAGCTCTGCAATCTTTGCGGCGTGTTCTGCCAGCTCTGTGTCTTTCGCAGCCAGGGCCTCTTTGAGACCGTCGCGCTCTGACAGGAATGCCCCAAGGTGTTCCGTGAGGTATCCTTCCAGGAGGTCGCCACGATTCTCACGCAGGCTTTCGAGCGTGATTTCGCTCCACTCCATGTCGTTCTCCTTCTGTGCCCACGTTGGGGCTGATTCCAATATTCTAGTAATCCCGGCACCCGTGATGCCGGGACGTTCACAAAAGTCAATGCCTTCGATAACTGCCCAGTGCATTACATCGACAGGCTCTTTTCCTTCCGGTGTCTCCATCTTCTCTGTAGTATAGTCAAACTGTGAGCTGCGAATCGAGACCAATGAGATGACGTTATCCTTGACGAGGCGGACTATATCAGCGCCCTCGGTGGTCTTGCTGATTTGCCCCTTGAACCGCAGCGCGCCATCTGTGTGCTCAAGCACAGTGGCCTTGCCCACCGGCAGTCTTCCTTCGAACGCAGAGGCATGAGACGAGTGAATGGTAGTTACGTGCCCTTTGCTTTGCCAGTCAAGGGTGCGCTTGATAGACTCATCAATGAATGATGCGGGATAGAATCTGCCATTACCGGAAAGTGCGTTTTCAAAGACGGCTGCGCCCTCAAAGCGAAATGCCCCATCTGCCTCGGTAATGCTATCCGGTCCAATCAATGCTTCTAGAAGAAGATCGTCCATATTATTTCCTTACTGCGGCTACTTCCGCCGCGTCGGCTGCACGCTGTGCACGTTCATTGGCGGCCAATCCGAAGCGCTCTTTAAACGAGGCCCTCACAAAAGCATCGTGGCTTACGCTAAGAACCGTCAAGTCGTTCAAGCCCTCGGTGACCTTGGCCATCTGAGCGCACATTGTGTCTGATAGGTGCGTTAGCGCCTGATTCTGCGCTGCAGACAAGTCTCGCACCGCCTGGGCGCTGGCATTCGCCAGCTCTTTGGCCGCCATGTCGTAAGCCTCTCGTTGGCTTTTAAGGAATGCCTGAGAAGAGTCAGTCAACTCTTTAATGTGCGCAAGAAACGCCCGAACGACGATGATGAGTGCAACAGCAAATAAGGCAAGCGATGGTACTTCGGTCGCTAATGTGTTAAGAAGCTCGTCCGACAACATCTGCGCCTCCCGCAATGGGATTAGCAGCATAATATTTGTTTGCAATATCCCGCTGTGCAGGCGTCATCCTAAATAGCCTTTCTCGCACTTGGTCTGGCGTCATGATTTGGTTTTTAAGTAGAGATGTCGCTGCGGCCCCCAGCTGTTCGTACACTTGCGCCTGCTCTAGGTCGTCGTGCATCGACGGAGAGGGCCATTCGACTACATAACTTACAGGGTTGATGCCTTGCAGAATCAGCTCAAGGTCAATCACGGCATGAATGTACTCAGAGGCCATCATCTGCACTCTGCGAATGGTCCTGGCAAACCGCTCGTCTTGCCACTGGAGCGTAGCCTTGGCATTGATATCCTGTTCGATACCAAGGTGCGCCTTCGGGACCCCCGTAGCGGTTACCAGTTTCGTTCGCCAGTACTCTACCGCCGTAATGTTCCAGAAGCCGGTGTTTGATGTGTCCAAGACCTTCACATCATTCAGGCTCGGCTCGTACTTGCCACCTACGTTAGAATAACCGTTGCCAATAAACAGGTCTTGTACTGTTGTAAGGCGGTGCGCGCCCTCTGACATAGAAGAGACGGACCTTCTGGTAATGGCCTCCTTCATTGCACGAACGGCCTGGGCTGCTTCTGGCTTGGACATGCCTGTAGTATCTACAATGAACGCCAGTCGGGCAAAGGCCCTTGTTAGCCAGTTAACTACCAGCGCCTCTTCCATGGCCTGCAGTTTGTTAAAAGGATATCTGGCGGCCGCAAGCGCAGGGCGGCCATATCGGCTCATGCCAGAGCGGCCCCAACGAACATGAAACATCTGATACGGGTAGAAGCCAGCAATAAATCTGTTGGTGCCCGGCTCGTACTGCTCGAACGCCCACTTCCCCTGCTCTTTGCCCGTCATCAGGAGGCCGTGCTCGTCTTCGTTTCTCCTCATAGAGTAGGGGTTCATATACATGAGGCGACTGACATGATAGTCGTCGTCTATAATGTTTTGTACAAACAGGTCCCCATACTTTAGCGCGTCACGCATCAGAGGATAAATCTTGGCGGGGAGTTGGGTGCGGTCAATGCAGTTCTGAATAATCTTCTGCTTGGCCTGGCTTACAAAAGGCCCCTCATCATATCGGATTGTAAAAGAACGGGCTGTCCCATCTGGCGCGTTAACTGCATTGTCGGCCAGAATGTCTAGAGCACGCGATATCTCTGGCATGGTGTCGTCCATGCGCTCCATATCCCGATAGATATGCGTCCTGTCTTGCGGCATGTTGGCATTGGACTGAAGCCAGGCATATAGTTCTTCGTGCT